CAGGAGGAATGCTTTCTGGATCTTTCCTGACTACACTCTATAATACGTTGGCTAGACTTGATGTATCGTACTTGGCGGGATCACTAGAAGCTAAAGCTTCTGGAGATGACTGTCTTGAATGGTCCAAGTATACAGAAGAGGACATGATTTTAGAGTATAAAGCTCTGGGATATGAACTTCGAGATATTACTCCTGTTAAAGAGGATGAATTTCACTACTGTAGTCATACTATGTACCGCGAGAGTGGCGGATTTGTGTCCGCTCTAGACTCTTGGCCGAAAGCCCTTTATACGGCGTTGTCCAAGCCTATAACTCTTGAGCGTGAAGCAGGTTTCAAATATGAAGTAAGACATAACGAGAACAGAGATGTACTGGTTAAAGCTCTCTCAGATTTTGGAACGTATGCATCCGAAGGAATGATCGTGGAAGATGGAGATATCACGACAAAATCTTTTAATTAAACATATATATATATTGACAATTGTTACAAACTTTTATAATGGCTTTAGTTATCGCAAGACAAACAGCACAAACATCAATGAGAGACCCCAAGGTGCAACAACTGGCTTACCAGTTAGCATCACAGGGTTTGGAAATGACTGTTAACAAAATAAAAGAAAGAAGCAGAAAACGCAAACCAAAGAGTAAGAAGAACATCTTACAAATGATTAATTATCAGTTACCTCAGAACGTGTCTAAAGGATACGCTCCTGTAGCTGTTAATACCAGAGCCCGTACTAGACGAGCTAGAATATCTGGCATGAGTGGAGGTGTAGTAGTGAAACACCGCGAATACATCGGCGAAGTGATAGGAAGTCCAACCTTTGCAGCCACATCATATCAAATTCAACCTGGGTTACCAGAATCATTTCCTTGGTTAGCAGGTATAGCTAACAACTTTGAGAAATACAGAATCAGAAGTCTTAAATTGGAATATGTTAATGTTTCAGCCACTAGCGAACGTGGAAGAATTACATTGGCCTATGACAAAGACCCTTTAGATGAAGATCCGGTTGGAAAGGTAGACCTCTTCGCGTATGAAGGTGCAGAAGAAGGCTCCGTTTGGAGTCCTCTTTCTTTAACCATACCATGCAAGAATGAGGAACTTTTCACCCGTCATGGAACCGTAACAGGAACTGATCTTAAAACATATGATTTTGGAAAGCTGGTTGTAGGTGCTTCTAATACATCTGACACTCAAACTGTCGGGGAATTATTTCTATCATATGAGATAGAATTGATTACCCCTCAGCCAACTAAGTGTCCATCTCTATATCGATCGTATTCTGGTGTAACAATTGCAGCCCCTTTTACAGGAACAACTGTATTAAATAAAGGTACATTTCCAGCCGAAATATCAGGTGAGACTGTTACTTTTCTTACTGCAGGTACTTTCCTAGTTAGTGTTCTCTTCTCAGCGGGCACCGGTTTAACTGGTGTTACCCAAGGAGGTACATCTAGCTATGCTACAGGCAATCAAGCTTTTAACGTAGATACAGCATCAAAAGTGATGAATGTGTCAGAGGTTAGAACAACGACTCCAGGCCAGACCTATACAATTAGAGCTGCAGGTACTGCGTCAACAACGGCGTATATCTGGATCACTATGTCAGGTGGTCTTATCATGTAAATAACTGAGGAACAGTTTAAAACCCGACCCCCCTTTCGAAAATG